GCTGGTGTCATATTTAGGACACCATCTATGGCTGCTAATGACATATTTGTTACAACACACCAGGCATTTTTTAAATCATCTTTAATATCTGTACCCCAAAATTCATTACTTGGTCTTGGCTTATTTCTCATTTTAATTGGTCTATCAGTATGTTTTTTTATTTCTTCACTTACTTGTTTTAACCATTCTTCTTGTGTTAGGTTATTAATATAATAACATACCGTAGGTGATGAAGGACATAATAAGATATATTCACCATTCTCTTTCCAACCTTTAAACTCTGCGTCAATGCCTTGTTTAATTAATTTATTTCGCCTATCAGGTGTAGTTGCAATAAATTTGTTAGTATGTATACCACCTTTTATAATTCTAAAATAAGTTTTATCATAATCATTTATCATAGGTTCAGGATATCTTGTGATTTGACTTGACAAGTAACCTGTGTCAACAAACCACCACTCATCACCTCTCTCTTCACATTCTTTTATTTGTCTAATATTTTGACCTGCTAAACCCCAAAAGAAATGTATATCTCTACCATCATCTTTCCAACCTTTTTGTATAGCTGGCATAAGTTTATGTGATAAACATTTATCCCATGGTAAAGCGTGTATATGTATCATCTTGACTCTATTAATTTTTTGTTAACATCAATTACATTCTTTAGTATCTCACTATCTAACCAATTAGCAAAAGCTTCCATGTCTTTTGGAAAACAACTACCATCATAACCTAAATTTTTAACTCTCATATGACTAGGACCTATATTTTCAAAGTCAGCCAATGTGTTTATGATACTATGATAATTAAAAGATTTATCTAACTTACTATAAATTTCGTGAAATACGGCCACTTTAGTAGCAAGAAAACAATTGTAAATATATTTGACCATACTAGCGTCTTTTCTATTCATTATCATATTGTTTTTATCTTCAAAGTGAAACTTACTAATCCACCAATCTATTTGGTTTCTCTTGCCACCCCATATAATATTGTTATTTTTTTGATAATCTCTTTCAGCATGAGCTTCTCTCAAAAATTCAGGAGAATAAACAACATTATCACCATACTTGTCTAATAAATTTGGTAAAACGGTAGACTTAATTAATATTCTAGTGTCACCTAATTTATCTATTGTTTCTTCTATCAAACTATCATCACACATGCCATCTACAGTTGGTGTAGGTAAACATATTACAGCACCATCATACATAAAATTTTCTATTTTATTATCGTAATATTTTGGGTCAATTTTAATTACATTACTTAAACTATTTGCAACAGTATTGCCCACATATCCACAACCTATAACTAATATCATTTTTCATTAGGTCCGAAAACCATCTCCGATTTAATTGCAAACTTTCTTCTATAATCAAACACTTCATTGAAAAAATCAATGACATCTGGCAAACCATAGCCATGTCTTTTCATAACTTTATCTTTTACTTCTACATGAACAAATGGTTTATGTTCTTTGATGTAATTTATACCACCTCTACACACATCTAACTCATGGCCTTCAGCGTCTATTTTTATATAATCTACCTTTGGTAAATTATTAAGGTCATCTAATCTTTTTACTTCAATCTCTGTATTGCCTGTATCTGATACAAAAGTATTACCTGTTTCATTTTCATTCCACATAACTTTAACAATACCCTCTTTACTAGATAAACCATATGGTAATAATTTGTAATTATCAGACTTTACATTATGATGAATACAATCTCTAACTGCATTGATAGGTTCAAAAGCATACACTTGTTTAAACTCTTTACACATATCTTTTAACCAAAAACCAACATGAGCGCCGATATCTAAAGCATTACCTAGTTCACCTTTTTGTTCTTTGATAAAATCTAGTATGGCTTTTCTATGTACTTCTTGATAACCCTCGTCTGTTATGTATTGTTCAAAGTGTGTATCATTCGCCGGTAAATACCAGCCCTTTATTAGCTTCATACTTATTTTCTCCTTGTAATTCGTTTACATAATGCCATGCTTTGCCATTGTAAATCTCTTCTATATTAAATTGACAGTTTGTAAGATATAACAAATGATTTTTAATTTTGTCTTCATCTGGAAATGTAGGGTTAATTATATCACTTATCTTTTTATTACTTAAATAATCACTTGCACTAGGACCTAATACAATTGATGGCACACCTGCCATAACAGAGTGTAGACCTGCCACACTAGCAAATGTTATAGTACAAAATATCTCATCTCTTCTTAATTGGTCATCTAAAGTATTTGTTGACATTCTTTCTTGTCTATTAGGTTTAGACCTGAATATAACTTTTCTGTCTGTATATTTTTTAAGGTCTTCTATTACACCTTTAGTCCATTCTTTTGAATCAATACCATAATGTTGAAAAACTTTTAATGATGGCTCTATAATTAATATGTTTTTACCATCAGAATATCTTTTCTTCCAAGGTTTTGATTGCCATAATCTACCTTTAGCTGCAACACCTGATAGTAACATTCCTGGTTTAAATTCTTCAAACCCAACTGTAAAGATTTTTCTAAATTTTTTCATACAATAATTATCATTGTGTAATATATCTACACCATAATGACCTAGTGTTTGATAATTATTTTTGGTAATTCTATGCCATTCTTTATGCTTTGTACCATCAAAACCATTAAAGTAACCGGTATCAATGTAATAAAAATCTTTTGAGTAATCTATCTTACCTTTTGATTGAGCCATGCCACGCCATACCTGTAAGTTAGGCATATCGCTATGGTCTCTAAAAGCACACACATATTCGTCATCTACAGGACCGAATTGACCAAATTTAGATTTCATCTTTTACATGCCTCCAAAAATCACCACTTTTTAAATCTAAAAAGTTCCAATGACTATGTGAATATCTTTTAAAGAAGTTATCTCTGTTAATTTGTTTAGGGGTTTCAATATCACTTAACTCACCTGACCTATCTTCATAAAAGAAACATGTAGGTGATGTTACAAATAAATGTCTGCCTTCTATGATTGCTGGTGCAGCTGCTGATGAGGCAAAAGTTACCACAGCATAACTTTTTCTAATTGTTTCTAATAAGTTCGGATAAAATCTATCTGGATTTTGTATCTCTACATTATCAAATGAATATTTTAAAAATTCTTTTACATCACCAGATTTATCATTTGAATTTGCACTATGAAATCTTAAAATAAAATTTCTTTTAGTGTGTTTATTTAACTCTTCAATTGTTTCTTTAGCCCATATATGAGCAGGTTTACCGCCACCACCATATCCTTCTTTACCTCTATTACAAACTAATAAAATAGGACCATCTGTATTTTCATAGTCTTTTACTGTTATGCCTTTGTTTATTTTTATGGACTTCCACCTTTGTTCCCAATTATCTTTGTAAAAATGTTTTGCTTTTGGATGATGTACATGAGTATAAGGGACTCTAACATACCTTAAACCTTGTTCAGTTTCTTGTTTTTTAGTTTGATGACCAGAAGCGTGTGACCCTTGATAAGATATCAATACATCTGAATCCATAAAAAATATCTTACCATCAACAAGATGTTTTTCTTGTAAGGCTCTTCTTAATAATGACATCTTATTTGTAGGTCTAAAAACTTCACCTTGATAGCTAAAACAAAAAGAATAATCGTAATCAAAAGATATTGAATGTCTTTCTAATACTTCAGCCAAACCAGGAGTTACACTATTGATACCCTCTGCAAATGCACTAACCCATATTTGCTTATGGTAATCAGCACCACCTGTTGTTGTATTTAAATAAACGCCAAATTTCATAACTAACTCGTAAAAGGTTCTTTAGATTCTTTAAAATTAGCAAACCAATCTTTTGAATAATCACAATTTTTATAATCATCAAACCATGGTCCCCCCTCTGTAAAGTGAATATTTTTTACATCTTCTTTGTGTTCATACTCACCAACTAACCAGTTCCATTCTAACGGTATATCGCCTATTAAGTCTTCACTTTCTAGCCATTTATATTGATGTAATTCTAAACCACTTGCCTTGTTTACATAATCTGGTGTAAGTGTTGTACACTTCTTACAATTTAATAACATAAAACTAGACCAGTTTTTCTTTTCGTATTTTGTTTGTACTTGACCTAAAAACTTTTTTTCATCTTTAGGTGTATAATCATGTTTACAAACTTGTACTGCAAATCTATCATCTCTTAATCGCCATAGTTCAGCTATGTCTTCAAACATTAACATATCACAATCCATAAACAATGCCCAACCTTGATAATTCATAAGGTGAGGTATCATAAATCTACTAAAAGAAAACTCTGTGCTAGAGATATTGTTTCTTTCTCTTACAAAGTCATCTTTTAGGTTGTTCAATGCTATTGGTGTTATTGCTACAGGCTTTGTACTATTTTGAATAATACTATGAGATAACACATTATAGGCTACCTTTTCTTTACTATCATAACCTATAAAAACATTAATCATTTACTCTTTGCCCGACACTTTCTCGTTTAATATCATTATGGTCAAACTCTGCCCAATATAACTCAAACGCTACACCATCTTTTTTACCTACAAATTGATGATATACACCAGGTTTTACCTGCATAAAGTCACCTGGATTTAAAACAGTTTCATCTACCAAGTCATAATCTTTTTGCCATACTTTAACTACCATTTGACCTGATTCTACAAAAAAACCATTCCATTTAAATTCATGTTTGTGTTTACTACACGCAACATCTTTTTTATATTCAATTCTATGAAACTCTAAAACACCATTTGCATGTATGAGTTCAGTTTGTCCCCAAATTTTACCAGCTTTCATTGCCACCTCTTTTCATCTTTCATAATTTTACCTTTCATATGACCTATATAATCTTTAATTACACTATGCATTGACCATACATGGCCTACATAACCGTCTGGACATAATTTGTGTTGAGGTTTATCTTTAAGATATTTTAATCTCACTTGGTCCCATACATAACTATCATGCCACTCTTCTAAATTAAACAACTCATCTTCATTATAATATCTTCTTAATTGTTTAATAAATTCTATTGTATCATCATTTTTTAAATTATAACCAACAAATCCACATTCTGAATATTGATTAGTCCTATTTAGATAAGATATTGTATTGTTCTCTGGTAATACTTTATCTAATATATATTGTTCAGTTATGGGTTTTAAAAATACTGCGTCTGCGTCAACCCAAAAAACATAATCATAATCACAATCTAACATCAAATGTGTTTTTGCATAAATCTTATATGCAAATCTACAAGCATCCCTTTTAAAGTCTGTGCCTGGAATAATTTTACTAGGGTCTTTTTGGTCTGTTGACCATACATTATTAGGACTATTTCTATCTAAAAACTTTTGTAATTCTGGATTTGTTTCGTGAATATTACGGTGTATAAATTTTTTAGGATATGTTGTTGGTGTCCAACCCTCATGGTAAACATATGTATCAAACGGCCAGTTAAAACTGGAGTAAAACATATGACCATAATAATGATATAACTTTTCGTTAAGACTTGTTACCAATGCTATTTTCATAACCAACCTTTGCTATATAATAACTATCAACAATATCAGATAAAGGATTACCACATTTTTCAGTATCTAATATTTTTTTCAAGTCAATTTTTGTTTCTTTTAAAAATGCCTCATACATCATATCTTTATCAGCGTTACCTTTTCCTGTTGCACCTTTTTTGACAACACTAGGCACAACTGTTTTGTAAGATAAAACATCTTGTTCAAGTCTGTATTTGAGAATGCCACAATTTTCGGCAATTTGAAATAGGCCTTGACCTTTTGACCCATAAGAATATCCTTCAATAAAAATCTCATAATCTCCCTCATTTAAATCATATAACACATAAAACACCCAATCAGATATCAGACCAAATCTATGCATTGGGTTATCCCACTCATCATGTAATTGGCCTTCAATATTATCTGACATTTTACCATCATACTTTTTCTTACTCGTAAGATAGTAAAAGTTTAACTTATCACCATCCATAACACAAATGGCAGGACTTGTTAAGCTATAATCAATTCCAATTATCTTCTTCGTCTTCGTGTTCTTCGTGTCGTTCTTCTTCATCTTCTTCATGTTCTACCTCATGTCCACAAAATGGGCAAGTAAGTGGTTCTAAATCTTGCTCTTCAATATCCCATATTATGGTATATTTAGTTTCACAGGAGGTACATGTTTTTTTTGCTTTTTCCATTATAATTTAAATTTTTTGAATTGGTCCTTTTCTACATCTTGTTTAATACCACCAATTACATAAGATTCAATCTCT